CTCCTATGGCTACGATCACACCGAAACAGGCAGTCGGGACCGGAATCGATCCGGGGCTTCAAGCCGCAAACAGCGGCGGGGATTCCGTTGAGGCGAAGCGGGGAGATTATACGGTGTTCGTGATCCTCGAGAATACCTCAACGAACTCCGAGACCGTGACCTTCGCTTCTGCCGCGTCGAACCTCCCGCCCGGCGTTACGGCCTCTGACCTTCAGGTGAGCGTCCCGGCGGGAGAGGTCCGCGTCGTCGCGATCCCGCAGGATGAGGAGTCAGAGATCGTGGACAACAACGCTCTGGCGAATCTCACGTACTCGAACGCCTCCGCCATCAACGTCGGCGCATTCCTGCGCAAGCCCTAATGAATACCGCCTTTGTCGCCAACTTCCGGGACTCCCTCAACGGCTCGTTTCAGGTCCTGAGTGTAACGGAGGTCAAGGAGTACGCGAATATCGCGTTCGAGGGAGAGGACCAACTCATCGAAAGCCTCATCTATACTGCGGAGGAGTATTTCGAGGAGTACACGGGTCACTTCCTCCGCGATCAGGTCCGGACGGTCCGGTATCTCCGGAGGGATGAGGTCTCGTGGCGCGTCCCGGCGTATCCGGTACAGGCATTAAACGCAGTCCGGAAGCGAGATCAAGACACGACCACGGACCTCGGGACTGACGATTTCTACGCCCTTTCGGAGAATCACCCCCCCGAGGTCCACGCGACGGATCGTGGCGTCATCACGCCTCCGGCTACGCACATCGAGCTTGACCTTCAGGTAGGGTACGGAGCCGAGGAGGACGTACCAGAGAAGATCAAGACGACGCTCATGAAGATGGTAACGGACCTCTATGAGTTTCGAGTCTCACAGGGCGAGGAGGAGGAGGAAGACACGGAGGCCGGAAGCGTCCCGTTAACGTGGCAGAAGCTGATAGCACCGCATAAGGTGATGTTCTTGACATGAATCCCGCCCGGCTCCGTGATCACGTAGACCTCTACACGCTCGACGGGGAGCCGAGCCCGGATAGTACGGGCCAGTATACGTCGAAGCGTAGGCACGTCACCACCCTTGCCGCGGAGGTAACGGAGGACGGCGGGCAGCGGTCGATGAACGCGCGGCGGCCCGAGTCCTCTGCCTCCTTCCGCGTCGAGGTCCGGAACCACCCCGAGCTTCACCGCAAGGCAGAGTTCGATTGGGAGGGGAAGACGCTGAAGATCGACTCGATTCGGACGAAGGGACGCCTTGATCGCTACGCTGTCTGCCAATGCCGCTGGGTCGAATAGATGCCACAGGTCGGCACAAACGTCCGCGTCAGGGTCTCCGGCGTTGATGAGGCAATCGGAAAGATCGCCCGCCTCAATCGCCGGATTCAGGCAGCCCTGTCGAGCGTGCTCCGGACCTACGCCTTGATGATTCACGCGAAGGCGGTACGGAACGCTCCGGGAGATACCGGGAAGCTGCGCTCCTCCGGCGGCGTCCTGATCAAACGGACGTTCGCTAAAGTTGCCTTCACCGCCGACTACGCAGCGTTCGTTGAGTTCGGGACCGGACCGCTCGGGGCGAAGACGAACCGGAGGGAACTGCCGGACGGGTACGAGCATGGCACCTCGCACGGGCGGCCTCCGGCGGACGCTCTCGAAGGATGGGCGAACAGGCACAACGCGAACGTATATGAGGTGACCGGAGCCATCATGAAGCGCGGCGGCAATCCCGCCCAGCCGTACCTCGGCCCTGCTTATGATAGCAGCATCGAGGGCTTCCGGCGGAACCTCCGTCGCGTCATCAAAACTGTAATGGGAGAACTCAGCATCGGTTAATGCCCGGATCGATAACGAAGCTACCGGATAGTGACCTCCTCGATGAGATCCGGGCGCGGACCTCTGACGGGCTCTCCGATGCAAACTGGACCAATACCGATGTGTACTCAGTACAGGCTCCGATAGAAGAGAGTCTGCCGCTCGCTACCGCGTCGATTGACGATAGCGGGCAGAGCAGCTTGGCAAAGGACAAGGACACGAGCCCTGTGGCGGTGTACCCGACTGTCCGCCTCTGGAGCCGCGATCATCAAGCGGTAGAGGACGGAGCGAATCAGGTCGTTCAACGAGTAACTTCTGACCGGAACCGACTCTCCCTCTCCGGGTGGGTCATTCACGTTCTACGGCTTTCATTCGTGAGCCCCAATCACGATCTACGGACAGACGGGCCTTCCCTCTACGGGAAGACGATTCAGTTCGAGATACATCTAGAACCGACACCCTAAACCGTCATGGGCAAGGGCAAAGGCACAGATCACGGCCTCTACGTTTCCTCCACTCAACCAGCCAGCGGTAACGAGGGTGACGTAGCGGAGTACGATCTCGTCGGCTTCGGGAAGGACCTGAGCCTGTCAACGGATCGCAACATGATCGAAACCTCCGATAAGGACACGGGCTCGGACAGTACGTTCGTAGCCGGACGCCGCTCGGAGGAGATCAGCCACACCGTCAACGGAGACAAGACGGAAGGGGCTGATCCGGGGCAGGATACGCTCCTGACCGCCCTCCGGGATACGGCGGGCGATGCGGTCTACTTCCTCATCACGGACAACGTAACGGGGAATCGCCAATGGTACGGGAAGCTGATCCCGTCGAGTGGCGAGTGGACGTTCCCGGATGAGGATCTGGTCGAGATCGACCTCACGCTTCAGATCACGGGAGCCGTCACCACTCAGGCCGCACCCTGATATATGACACTTACGAAGTCGTCCGTACAGGACCGCCTCCGGGACCACCCGGAGACACGCACGATTACGCTCCTCGGGGAGGAGTACCGCTTCGGGTTCTCCGCCTACGCTGCGGGCCTCCTCCGGGACGAGGATCACTATGTCGTCAAGGATGCCCTTAGCTTCATTCAGCGGCTCGTCGGGATCTACGACGCGCTGGAAGACGGCGGGGACATCGACATGGAGAGCGTACCCGTTGCGGACCTCCTGATTCACCTAACGGAGCAAATCGAGGAGGAGGACTTGGAGTTGTACTCCCTGATCCTCTATTGGGGGCTGCGGACCTTCTACGAGGAGGACGAGGTGACGCTGGAAGGCGTCCAGATGGTTCCTCTGACGGAGCAGTTCCGGACGCTCCCGCAGGTCTTCCCGCTCCTCAGCAGCTTCCTTCAGGATCAGACGGACGAGTTCGCTGACGTCATATCAGAGACGGCTTCCGGAGAGCCGGAGGACGGCGCGGAGGGAAACTGACTCTTGCCGACCTCGAACGCGCGTGCTACGCGCAGGGGCTCTCCCCCGACGAGTTCTGGTCGCTCACGATGCGGGAGGTCTTTCAGGTCGTTCGGGCTCGGCAGGTTCAGCAGTCTATCGAGACGCGCCGACAGGACCTCCTCGCCTCCCGGATCGTCGCGGGTATCATCAACTACGGCGGAATGTCGATGCCGGATGAGCCCGTGACCGCGCAGGAACTCATGCGGGGAGAGTCCTCCGCCTCGATGAGCCGGGAGCGATACGAAGAAAACAAGCAGCGTCACTATGACCGTGTCCGCCGGGAGAACGCGAAGCGCCAGCGGGAGGCCGACCCCACAATAGAGACCTAGTGCTATGGCCCTCACGCTCGAAGAGATCAATGTCCTTCTCGACATTGATGAGTCACAGCTAAAGAAGGGCGCGGCCTCCGCTCAGGCTACCCTGAAGAGCGCGGGCCGAAAGATGCAGAGTGCCGGGAAGACAATGAGCAAGGCACTCTCTCTCCCCGTGGCGGTCGCGGGAGGGGCGGCGGTGAAGGCGTTCTCCGACTTCGACAAGGCGATGACGGAGAGTACCGCCATCATGGACAACGTCTCCGCGAGTATGCGGGAGGATATGGTGGGGGCGGCAAAGCAGGTCGCTCAGGAGACTACTATCGCGGCGGATCAGGCGGCGGAATCGTTCTTCTTCCTCGCCTCCGCCGGGCTTGACGCGAAGCAGAGCGTAGAGGCGCTCCCGCAGGTCGCCCGGTTCGCTCAGGCCGGGATGTTCTCGATGAAGAAGGCGACGGACCTCGCCACGGACGCGCAGAGTGCGCTCGGGCTGAAGTCCCAAGATGCTACGGAGAACCTCAAAAACCTCCGGCGTGTCACGGACGTACTGACGGCGGCCAATCAGGAGGCGAATGCGTCAGTTCAGCAATTCTCGGAGGCCCTCACGAACCGCGCGGCGGCGGCCCTGAAGAACGCCAACAAGAGTATCGAGGAGGGGACCGCCGTACTCGCCGCCTTTGCGGATCAGGGGATCAAGGGGCGGAGAGCCGGAACGCAACTCTCACGTATCCTCCGCATCCTGTCACAGAGCGCGAGTGAGAACCGGGAAGAGTTCGAGCGGCTGGGCCTCATTGACACGGAGGGGAACCTCCGGAGCCTCTCTCAGGTGGTTGCCGGGCTCTCCTCCGAACTCGAAGGAATGTCGGACTCTCAAATGTCCGCCCGGCTCGAACAACTCGGGTTCACGGCCCGCGTTCAGCAGGCAATCAAGCCGCTGATCGGGCTCTCGGATGAGATCAAGCAGTATCGTACCAATCTAGAGAACGCTGGGGGCGCTACGAAGGAGGTAGCGGAGAATAACCTCAACTCC